CCTTCGCGCAAGTTTTCGCAAAATTAAAAAGGGGTGGTGTCAATGGGGAGAGGTAGAAAACCCAAACCGACAGCCATAAAAGTTCTTGAGGGCAATCCTGGCAAGCGGCCATTAAACAGTTTAGAACCACAACCTAACAGTGACTGCCCCGAGTGTCCAGACTGGTTGACAGACGAAGCCAAAGAAGAATGGCACAGAATAGCACCTGAACTTCATAGAATTGGTGTTTTGACTTATATAGACATGGCTGCATTGGCTGGGTATTGCGAGTCTTTCGCTCAGTGGCGTAGGGCCGTTGAATATCTAAAAGAAAACGGTGATATGCTTGTAATGTATAATGAGGATGGGTCTATAAAATATAAACAGCAAGCACCACATGTAGCTATCGCGAGTAATGCGCTGAGACACGTGAGAGCATTCGCTTCTGAGTTCGGCTTGACTCCTTCGTCTCGTAGCAAGCTGAGCGTTAAGCCGCAGTCTGACAAAACCGAGCTCGAAGAGTTGTTACAAGGGTAGGTGTTGTTAGTGCCGTTTGACGCGCAAAAGGCCGACCGGGTTATTAAATTTGTCGAGTCGTTGCATCATGTTAAAGGCAAGTGGGCCGGGCAACGGCTCATATTGGAGCCGTGGCAAAAAGACAAGCTGTTAAGGCCACTCTTTGGAACGGTCAACCCAGACGGCACAAGGCAATACAGAACTGCGTTTATAGCGATACCACGAAAAAACGGAAAGTCTATTTTAGCAGCCACTTTAGCTTTATATGCACTTTTTGCTGATGGTGAATATGGTGCAGAGGTCTATTCGGCAGCAGCGGATAGGGAGCAAGCCAGCCTTGTGTTTAACATGGCAGCTCAAATGGTTAAGATGTCGCCCGAACTGAGCTCGCGATGTAAAGTTATTGACTCTCAAAAGAGAATAGTCTATTACGAAAAGAACTCTTTTTACCATGCCATTTCGGCTGAAGCATATTCAAAACACGGCTATTCGCCCACTTTTGTGATTTATGACGAGCTCCACTGTGCTCCCAACCGTGAGCTGTGGGATACATTGGCTTCCGGAATGGGAGCGCGCACTCAACCAATGATGCTTGCCATTACAACGGCAGGGTATAACAAAAACTCTATTTGCTGGGAAATTTGGGACTATGCTCGCAAGGTTAGAGATGGCCTTATAGAAGATCCTACATTTTTCCAGTTGATCTATGAAGCTGATGAAAATGACCCGTGGGATGATGAGGAAGTATGGAAAAGGATAAACCCAAACTATGGAGTGTCAATACAGCCGCAGTTTTTGCAGCAGGAGTGTAAGCGAGCGATGGAAATTCCGGCCTATCAAAACACCTTTAGGCGCCTATATCTCAATCAATGGACATCCCAGGAGACTCGGTGGCTTGATATGGAAAAATGGGACGCATGTAGTGGGGAACCGATAATACCAGAGGGTGCTCCGTGCTATTTGGGATTAGACTTGTCAAGCACAGTAGATATCACAAGCGCATCGCTCTTTTGCCCAGAAACTGGAGCCGTCCTTAACTGGTCATGGATCCCCCGCGAGAACATGATAGCGAGGGAGCGGCGTGATAGAGTCCCGTTTTCGCAATGGGAGCGCGAGGGATGGATCACGGCCACACCGGGGAACGCGATCGATTATAGTTTCATCCGAAAGAGGATAAACGACATCAAAGAAGAATATCCGGGCCTCCAGGCCATAGGATATGACCCGTGGAACGCCACACAGCTGGCGATACAGCTTGAGCAAGAGGACGGCATGGTTGTTATACCGATCAGGCAGGGGTTCCAGACGCTATCACCGGCATGTAAGGAGCTTGAACGTAGGGTGCTCGAGGGGTCTTTATGCCATGGCGGCAACCCAGTTTTGCGTTGGTCGACAGATAATGTCGTTATAATGCCAGACGCAAACGACAATATCCGGCCGGTCAAAAACAAAGCCACAGAAAGAATAGACCCTACGGTGAGTTTAATAATAGCAATTGCAGCGTGGCAGCAGTCAGAAAGTCCAGAAGAGTCAGTATATGAAACAAGGGGTATAATAGCCCTGTAAGGAGGTGTTCGGGTGCAGGTGTGGGAGCGAATTAAAAAGCGGATAAACGCATTGCGCGGCAAGCGCGCCTCTCCGCAGGGCAGCCTATCTAATCCGCCCCAATGGCTTTCTAATTTCCTTAGCGGTGGGAACTTGTCGGCTTCAGGGTTGTACATTACAGAAGACGACATGCTCAAAGTCTCTGCTGTATATGCCTGTGTAAACCTCATTTCCAACACGCTCGCATCACTTCCTTTGCCAACATACAGACGGAAAGACCCTCGTGGGAAGGAACGTGCTAGGGATCATTATTTATATGACATACTCCAGTATGAGCCGAATCCGGAAATGACCGGCTTCGACTTTAGGAAGACAATGCAATGCCAACTGGAATTATTTGGTAATGCTTATGCGAACATTGTGTATGATGGAGCCGGCCGCGTGAAAGAATTATGGCCCATACCATCGGTCTACGTTAGGCCGCGCCGCAACGCCAGCAAGCAGTTGCTTGTGTATGATGTGTTTGTGCCAGACGATACGCCAAGAACGCTGTTATCGTATGAGATGTTTCACCTTCGCGGGTTTGGTGATGGCCTGTTTGGTTATCCTCCGCTCCAATATGCGCGTGAGATCGCAGCTCTTGCTCTCGCCGCCGAGGAGTATGGCTCAGAGTTCTTTGCTCATGGCGCAGTTGCATCAGGAATTGTCGAACTCCCAGGCAAATTATCAGAGCAGGCGTTGAAAAATTTTCAGGAATCGTTCCGAGAGAAATATGAAGGTCTTGGTAATAGGCACCGGATACTTTTCCTTGAGCAGGGCTTAAAATTTCATCAGACCACAATACAAAACGACAATGCACAATTCCTTGAGACGCGGAAATATCAAGTGGAAGAGGTCGCTCGCTTCTTCGGTGTGCCACCTCACAAAATTGCTTCATTAGATAGAAGCACTTTCTCCAATATCGAACATCAGTCAATTGAGTTTGTCCAGGACTGCATACGGCCTCGTGCGGTCAACTGGGAGCAGCAGATACGCCGGCAGCTGCTTGGCCCAGAAGGTAAAAAGCGATATTATGTCGAGCATGTGCTCGACGGCCTTTTACGGGGCGATGTCCAGAGTCGTGCGCAGTATTACCGAACCGGTCGCAACGACGGATGGCTTAGCGCAAATGATATTCGAGAGCTTGAGAACATGAACCCGATACCAGAAGAAGAAGGCGGTGACGCCTATCTTATAAACGGCAACATGATGCCGATCACTTCAGCAGCACCGGTAGGAAGGGGGGTAGATGAAGAGAATGGGCAAAGAGAAGATGGAGCGTAGATACACAAACACCACGATAGAACTCCGCGATATCGACGCCGAACCTGTGGTCTCCGGCTACGCTGCCCGGTTTAACGAGCAGTCTGAGGTCTTGTGGGGTTTTAGAGAGGTTATCCTTCCCGGTGCATTTAAGGATGCCCTCGAAGCCCCGGATATAAGAGCGCTATTTAATCACGACCCGTCCCAGATCGTAGCACGAACGAAGAATAACACCTTGCGCGTATGGGAGGACGAAAGGGGCCTCCGATACGAGTTTAGGCCGAACATGAAGACCGCAGCAGGGCGGGATCTCGTAGAGCTCCTCAGGCGCGGTGACGTCGACCAGTCGTCTTTCGCGTTTTCGATGGAAGGCGGCATTGAAGAATGGGACGATACAGGCGAGATCCCCATTCGAAAACTTGTCAAAATACCACGGCTCTATGACGTATCGCCCGTCACATATCCAGCCTATCCGTCAACGTCAGCTGGCGTCAGAAGCGCAAAGGAGGTATTTGAGGAGCACTTTAGGAGTATAGAAAAAAGAGGCGTGGACCCTGGCGATGTATCAAGCAAGCTCGCTCCCGAAGCCGAACCTTGGGAAGTGCCAAGCTTAGAGGACTTCACCGATGAACAGTGGGGCGACTTGAGCGACGCAGAGAAAAGGCGAATTGCCAAGCATTTTGCATGGGCCGCAACCATGCCGCCAGAAGCTTATGGCGACTTGAAATTTCCACACCACAGGCCAAGCGATGGGGCCGTGGTGTGGCGGGCCGTATCAAACGCAGCGGCGAGGTTGCCACAAGCTAACTTACCAAACGCCGATGTAGACAAAGTGCGCACACACCTCGGCAGACATTACAGGCAATTCGACAGGACTCCGCCATGGGAAGAAGACTCAGCAAGACAAATAAGACTTAAAATGCTTCGCCGAAAGGCAGAACTTCTATTTATGAAGGAGGTAATATAATGGCAGACGTAAAAGAATTACTTGAAAAAAGAGCGAATATATGGGAGCAGGCAAAAGCTTTAATTGACAAAGCTGAGACCGAAGGGCGTGACTTCAGCGCCGAGGAGCAGGCGCAGTATGACAAGATGATGGGCGAAATGGATGAATTAGCCAAGCGCGCCAAGCGTCTTGAGGAAAAACAGCGCCTTGAAGCGCAAATAGACGCTCCAGTTAATGAGCCTATCAAGCTTAACCCCGCGTCGGGCAAAGACATGAAGCGCCAAGCGGATCTTATGCCCGAGTTTAGAGCGTTCATTAAAAGCGGGGTTATAGGCCCTGAGCTGCGCCAACTTCAGGCCGACGTAGACGGAAAAGGAGGCTTCTTGCTTCCTCCAGAGCAGTTTGTCGCAGACCTTATCAAGGAACTCGACAATAAAGTTTTCATTAGGGGCCTCGCCACGGTTATACCCGTTACTACGTCGGATAGTTTGGGTGCTCCCACCCTTGAGGCAGATGTATCAGACCCCAACTGGACGACAGAGATAGAAGAAGTCGATGAAGATACTACCATGGCTTTGGGTAAGCGGTCTCTCACTCCCCATCAGCTGACCAAGCTGGTAAAAGTGAGCATGAAACTCCTACGGACGTCGGCTATCCCGGTTGAGGGTCTCGTAAGGGAGCGCTTGGCGTTCAAGTTTGCTGCGGCGCAGGAAAACACTTTCCTTAATGGCGATGGCAGCAATAAGCCTCTCGGTGTGTTTTACGCAAGCGTAAACGGCATTAGCACCGCCAGGGACGTAAGCACCGGAAACACTACGTCGGCTATAGCTGCAGATAACCTGTTCGAGGTGAAATACGCTCTTAAAGAGCAGTATCGTGGTGGTGCACAGTGGATATTCCATCGCGACGCAGTGAAGATGATCGCCAAACTTAAAGATGGCGAAGGGCAGTATCTATGGAGGCCGGGCCTTGCGGCCGGTCAACCTGATACCCTTCTTAACTTGCCCATCAATGAGTCCGAGTATGCACCTAACACCTTCACCACCGGGAAATATGTGGGGATCCTCGGCAATTTCCGGTATTACTGGATCGCTGAGATGTTTGGAATGGAGATCCAGCGGCTAAACGAGCTCTTTGCGCAGACGAACCAAATTGGGTTCATTGGGCGTATATGGTGTGACGGTGCCCCCGTGCTCGAGTCCGCTTTTGCCCGTGTTAAGCTGGCGTAGGGGTGATGTTGATGCATGAGCTGAGCAAGAATATCAAGTTAATACTTGCGAAACCGGCACAGGCCGCAGATACAGATGCAGTCCCTTCTGACGTCATCGACATGCAGGGCTTCGAGGGGGTTTTGTTTGTCACTCGGTTTGGAACTGCAAATGATGGTAACTTCATCAAAGTGCAGCAAGGGGCCCTACCAGATCTCTCTGACGCCGTAGATCTGAAGGGCACTAAGGTTGTGAGCGGCACAAGCGGCAGTAATGAGGTTTGCGCTATCGACATCTATAAGCCTACCAAGCGA